GCCCAAGAAGGATTTACATAATCTGCATGATAATGTGTTGCACCTTCTGTGATATCCAGTATCTTTATACTACCATCAACTATCGCATCTGTCAAGAGCAAAATAGAATTAAATGTTTCTACATCATATACCTTATCAGACTTACCGTCACAATACCAACTGAATTGACACCTATGTCGTACTGGAATCATCTCACCAGTACCCTTCCAACTTGGTCGAGAAGGCCCCTGTTTCACTACCTCACATATTGTGTTTGGAAACCGTAGGTCATTCTTACGATTTACTGTTACAGATATAACTGCCATTTGTCCAGCAGCAGGTTGATTACGAGCCTCGTGATATACATTCTCTGCGAGACAGTAAGATTCTTTCTTTTGGAAAGCATCCAATGCTACCTTGTCAGCAGCAAAGGATGGTTCTCCAATAGATAGGAACGATAATAGAAGTGCTTCTATCATTGAGTTAGTAACTCCAGATTTGCAGCAGATTCATCTGCATCATTCTGTTTCACTTCATCAACAGTAGCGTCTAGTTCTTTCCAAGCATTAGTCGCTTTAATCTTCGACAAGAGCATCCTATCCTTACGCAGACGGTTCATAATAATCTTATTCGCCTCTTTGTCAGAATACTCCAGCAGAACATATGCACGATACTTCATACCATTAGAAACAATAGAACTCTCAGAAACCTTGTAACCAGCAACGTCTACATCAGCAATGATGTTCTTAGTCGCCTTCTCTACTTCTGACAGGACTGACTGTCCTACCTGTTCATCACCAATCTTTGCAATAAAGGTTTTCATTGATGAACGTAACCGTCCATTGATACGGTCAGCAAGAGTAGTCTTTGCATTCAATACTGCAAGGTCAACCGATAACTGCAAATCTGTAGTTGCTGCTGTTCCTGTAGAATAGATTGCTTCATCACTCTCTGGCATTTTAGTAAACCAATCGGGCATAACCTCGATTTGTTCTTGTACTGCTTTGGCTTTGTATGTATAAGATGCTTCATCTACAATAGATGATGGCGGCACATTATTCATAACTTCTACCGTTTTGTTGGAGCTACAGGCGCCTAGGACTAGACAAGCTCCGATAATTGCGACTTTACTCATTTTATATTCCTTCCAATAAATTCACCAAGTCATCACGAATGCCAGTTTCAATGAACACATCACCAAGTACTGACCCTATCTGTGGGTAGTATGTTATTAGAACAATACCCAACACGATTCCAATTATAATTTTCAACATTAGTAACAATCCGTTCCACCAGTTGTCCAGTTAGCATAACACTTACCAGATTGTCTACTACTACCAAACCCGACAGTAATACTACCAAGCAATGACTGAATCAATCCTTGATTATTATTAGACTGTACCACATAACTAGGGCCTGTGTCAATAATTTTTCTAGAAATAATTCGTTCAGTAACTACTGGTTGAGTAATGATACGTTCTGTAATCACAGGCGAACTCTGAATCACTTGACCAACCACAGGACGTTCAGCAATACTTACTTCTGGTTGTGGTGCTGCAACATGGACAGGCAACTCTTCCTTAGTAGAACAGTTCATCTCAGTCGTTGCAGATAGTATCTCTGGTGATACCTCACTGATAACAGACTTCTTAGCATTCACTGTAGCATTCTCACAAGCAGCATTCTCAGTCATGTCAGGCCCAAACACATAAGTACCCTCAGCAGGATATGTCTGTCCATCTATAGTGACGTTCATAGTCATAACACACTTGCGAGTATCTTCTACATAAGGAAATACGTTGCGTTCCACATCAGTCGTTTTCTCAATCTGCTTTGTCCAGTTTGTAGATACGTCCTTTGTGTAATCACATGGAGCATCTGCAACTGCATAGTTACATCCAGACAATCCAATTCCAATTACTGCTGTTCCTAAAACAAGTTTATTAACCATTTACCCATTCTCCTATTCTATCTGTTGGACACCCATCTTGCGATTTCACAATACAGGCTTTGTACATTTGAGCACCAAGTTCCACAGTTGTCATACAACCACTTAGTGCAAATGCAACGACCATACTAATAAGGTATTTCATCATCTAAGACTTTATTCCAGTTCCATTGACCGCCAAGTTGTCCTTCGGCTCCACTGATAACCTCACTAGCATAACTACCGAATGACCAACCAAACTGTTCGATTGCCTTTTCGATAATAACTTTTGGTGTTTCTAACATCTCACCATCAGCAGTGTAGAAGTCATAAACAAATTCTTCTACATCCATCATAATACTTTTTACTGCACCCATTATATAATCTCCTATATCGCCATTTTCTGAGCAATGTAACCAAAGAAGTGCATCACATCACCGTTTTTAAAATCAATCTCAACCAATCTATTCTTTGTCATCTCTTGGGTTTGAGGATGGAACGCCTTGATTTGTTCGACAACCGCTTCCAAGGGAATCATGTTCATACCGTAGACTGGGCCATTGTACTCAAACGTATGGTCTAAGTCCAAATCTTTTTCAGCAACCAACGTATCTAACCATTTCTCAAATTTCATAACTAACCTCTTTCTCTATTGTCTTTATAATATACCATAGTTATCATAACAAGTCAAGTACTTTTTTGATATTCTTTCAAAATAATTTCTTGCAATTCATATGCCTCGATTTCAAAGGGTCTATCCCAATATGGTAGTTTCTCCATTTCAATAGTTTTAGTCTTTCTTAAATCTTGAACTACATGAACCATCTCATGGAATATACAAGTCAACAGGTCATCACCAGTAAGAGTTCTATGTACCTCTATTTCAAACTCTCTATCATCAACTTCCATCTGAAGGCCTTCAACACCTTTAAGATTCGAGAACTTGATTTCTACCTCAACTGGTTTCTTTGCACGAGGCATCAAATAATCAAATGCAAACCAAGCAGCATCAAAAACCATATCTCTTTTATTTTTAGTGCCACCTTTGACTTCTAAAAATAACATATTATACAGTCTCCATCATACAACCGAATGTCTCTTTAACGACAAAGGTAAAATCAGTACCTTCTGCCATCTCATTCAGAACCATTTTCTCTTCCTCAGCATTACCTAAACACTGGTGGGTAGCAACAAGAACAGGCTCTTGGTCTGGATGACATTCCAGAACTGCAAATCCCTCAATCGGGTGTCCAACATTATTAAACATACTCATTCCTTTCTCTATCTTATGTAACCATTCTACCTGTTTTCATAACAAATGTCAAGAGAAAAAGGTATAAAAAAACCCTTGCAGAACAAGGGTTTATAAAATAATTGGAGCGGGTGGATGGTATTGCACCACCTTCTATTGGTTGGAAACCGATTGTAATACTTTTATACTACGCCCGCAGTGTAATGATGGTAGGGAATCTTGAGAGAGATTTGAGAGAGAGAGGTTTCCCCACCACCATTATTCTTATAATACCCTAAAGGTATTGATTTGTCAACACATTTTTAGAGCTTCTTTTGTAGTTTCTTCAACTCTACGAGTCCATCCTCTACCGAATGTCTCAAATGTTTTTAGTTCCTCATAGTACGACTGACGATTCGCTTGGTATGTTTCGATAGCATACTCAAGTCCTTCATTCTCTACAAAGGTATGAACTGCCATCAGAGTGTTTGGCCCAATACCACCGTCTACTGTTGTACCAATCATTGACTGAAGATACTTTGCAGCACGCCCTGGCCCTGCATTCACAGCAAAATCAAATACGCATAAGTCAAGTCCATTAGGTAAGTCATCACCCTTTACTCTGCCCCAATAGTTCTTTTCATAGATAGGAGCAACATCTGGAATTTCCAAGTCTTTCATTTCCTTGGTGTCTGCCCCAATACTCATTGTCCATTCTTCATAAACTCTTTTGGTGACGCCGAGGTTTGTCTCGCCGCCTGGGTCTTTAGGATGGTTTACATAACCACCTTCGTGATGGAGAATCATCTCCAAACAATGTTGATAATTTTCTTGCATTTAGTTGTTCCTTATAAAATCATCGTTCCAATCGAACGCTTCTTTCACAACTGCCGCAGACAGTCCTTTATAAACCTGATGCAGTTTCTTGTCCTTTGCGTTGACAATCAGTTCTGCTTCACTCTTATGTAGTCCTTCCAACATTTGGATGAACAAGTTTTCTTTCTTTGCACGAGGCAAAGCTGGGTCGCCACCTTTAATAAAGCGATAGAGTTTCTTTGATTCTCTCCTCAGTACATTATGTTCTGTACCTTCTGGTGCTTCATTTGCTTGATATGGTACTGCACCTGACGGCATCTCCCACTCAATGTTAGGGTCAAATGATGATTTGATAACCATTCGTAGTGGTTCACTATCGTGTTCTCTTAGAACAGCAACCTTCTTGTCTTTAGTCTTAGCGTTATGTACTTTCTTTAATACCTCAGAAAGTAGAGGTGTATGTGTGGACTGTGCCATATTAAAAGTCTCCAATGTCATTCATAAGATTTTTCAATCTCTTTGATATAAAATAGTTAAGTAGTTTTGACCGTTCACCTTTTGGTGGTAACTGATATTGTTCTAGTATCTCTGCCTTCAGTTCTCTTGGAATCTCTTCCAAGTCAATCAAAACTTTGTTACGTTGATAATTACGCATCATGTCTTCAGTACAATAATCTTCTGGGTCAAGGTCAATCCAAGTCTCCAGTTTCTTCTTGGACAAAGGCTTCTGTCGTAACTCATCTACAAAGGTATTGTCTGATGATAAGAAGTTAGGAACTCCATCACTTCTATCACCCTTCAATATATGTTCTCTAATATATATATCAGGGTCTACACCACTTACAAACTTTTTCAACACAGGCGAAAATTGTTTTACAAAGTTGTGTTTTTGCAACTGAATGAAGTCCTTATCACCTGATAGGATTAGAACCTTCTCATACTCAGATGGTGTAACAGCAATGTGTTGTACCACAGCAGCGATACAATCATCTGCCTCTGCACCCTCTACTTCCAGAACCTTGTAGGGGAAATAGTTTTTGATTTCATCTCTGATGTTGTTAAGTGTCTCAAAGATTGTATTCCAATCTAGTCCAGATGCAGCTCTGTCTTTCTTACGATTAGATTTGTAGTTGGGGAAGTACTCTCTTCTCCAATACCTTTTGCTATCATAACAAAGTACAAGTTCACCATATTCTTTACTGAATCGTGAACGGTACATCCGAATAGAGTTGAGTACCATGTGGCGTACTAAGTCTTCATCCACATCGTTCTCACGTTTAGAACCAAGTTGCATCATTAAGTTGCTTATGGTCACTTGGTTCATATCAACCAATATCATAATTTTTCACCTTATATTTCATAGTATTATAATAATAACCTAAAAGCACTTTAATGTCAATAGATTTTCTAATCTTCTTTTTCATCTTCCATCATACCAACAAAGTCGGCAAGGGCATCAATATCAAAGGTGGTATAGACACCCTCTTCATCATCTTCCACAGTGGTAAACATTGCTACTAGTTCTTGTATAGGATGTTTCATTCCCATACCCCTGTATATTAATGACTTCACTAGTTCAATGGTAAATCCCACATCTCTAATGAACTCAGCATCTTTCGTATCAATACCATTCTCACCAAGATTATGAATCAGATTCACAACAAGGCCTTCAGTAAGATGGTCTGCAAATTTAATATCTTCATGCAAACCAAGTGCTACATTATCTACCTTGATATTAGCATCTGGTTTACCTCTCAATGGAAACTGTACCACATTCGTTGAAGGCCCGTTATCATTCATTTTCCATTTCCCTTGTCCATGTCTCTTGAATGTCTGGATACCAAACACCCACACTTCTCTTTGGTGTACCGTCAGGATGATATGCCATAACTCGACACACCGTCTTACATCTGTTCTGTTGATGTTCACCCCAAAACAAATCAATGTATGTTCCAGAACGTAAGTATAGTTCTAAGTTACGAATGTAACCAGAGATACTAGAGACTTGTGCCTCTGCACCTTTTACCTTACGGCGTAAGTCATGTCTTGCAACAGACAACAATTCCTTCTGTGTCTTAATCCAACGCTTGACGTTGATGTGACTCCAAGGATGTTCATCGCCCTTCGCAAGAACGTCTGGGTGTACTGACTTATATTCTGGGGGATTTTCTTTCGCACGTTTCTCTCGTGCAAGTGCAAGACGTTCACCCGCTGCCTTCTTTTGTTCGGCAGTCATTGGTTTACGTTGTTTGCGTTTCTTTGGTAGGGTCTTATCACTCTCAATATTAGCACGGCGTGCCATCTCATCACCTCTTTTAATAACCTAGTTCATCTTTGCGTTTCTGCATATTACGTTTGTATCTACGAGTTGCTGCAGCTTTTTCTTTTCTGCGTTTTGTACCACGAGACTCGTAGAAACTTCTTTCTCGTAGTTCTTGGAAGAAACCATCTCGCATCAGACGTTTCTTTAGTACTCTCATTGCACCGTTCACATCACCGTTGCGAACTAGAACTGTAGTACCGCCCAACGGTTTTTCATTTTTAAACTTTTTCATTTTGTCCTTCTATTAAAGTTAAGTTTGGCCTGCCCTGTAGGACTCGAACCTACGACCTACAGCTTAGAAGGCTGTTGCTCTAATCCAACTGAGCTAAGGGCAGATTCGCTCAACTGGCGTCCATCTCCATTACCATCTCTTCGATGTTTACTGGAGGCAGACTTTTATCATACTCTTCCAATCCATTAAGGAAAGAGTTGATATCTTCTAGTGGCACTTGTTCTAACATCTTAACATCTGCCACACTTATTATATAGGACTCTACTGAAACAGGGATTTCCTCATAGGTAGAGTATTTATACACATCACTCATAATAACCTCTTACTTTTGAAATTTCAAAGAATACATTTTCCCATTGTGGCGAAATGTTACTACACTATGTGAGTACACCTCTACACGACTTTCATTGTAACGTGTTTCGATATTACACACCTGTCGAGTACCACCAGTAGACTTGGAGTTACTATGTCCAAGCATACCACCAAGTAACGCACCAACAGCACCACCATTGTCAACATTCTTAGTTACGTTGTTACCAATGATTCCACCAATGATAGCACCTGTTAGCATATCACCAGACTTGTCACCACCAACACGTTGTTGACTACAAACTTCTACCTGATAAGGCATCTGTTGAATAACAGTCTTATGTACATCACGCACAGTCTGTGCCATTGCTGTTGTCGAAACAAATATCATACCAATTGTCATCAAAGTCTTTTTCATAACCTACTCCTTAATTTCCATTACAAACTCACCAGTTCCAAAGAGCTCGTACCCTTTAGCACACTTGGTGATTTTTACATATGTATCCAAAGCGACACACATATCTTTAGCAGCAACAATTGCTGCATCCAAATCCTCATAAATCATAGTTTCTCTCTCACTTTCCTTTATATAGTATCACACCAATTAACATTTGTCAAGTGGCAAAATCTCTTTTTCGCCATTTTTATCAACACTAACACGAATCATATTGTTCTTCTCAAGCATATCAAAAGTACACTCCACAATATGTTCTACCTTTTTCTTCTCACCAATATGTTTACCCACATAAAAGAACAGGGCAAGCATACCAGTGGCAAGTAATGAATGTTCAATTCCAGTCATCTTTATCGCTCCAATATAACATAGTCACCAAAGTATTTATCGAACACAGAGATAAGGTTTTCATAGTCACCAGTAGTCATTTC